GTTAGCTGAAGGTTCTAAACATAACAAAATAGATTGTTATCAAGACATACGCCAGATCCTCATAAATTCTAATAGTGATGATTTTGAGGAATTATTTAAAGCATTATATGAAAGGGCATCTGAATATGCACCTAATAGAGAGGGTACAATTGCCATTCTAATAAATGAACATCAGTATAAAGCGAATTTTAGAATTGATAAAGAGATAAATGTTTCATCTTTAATTGCCCATATACTTGAATTAAAAATCTAATTAAAAGTCAATTAATAAAAGATGGAAACGTCATATTTATAATAAAAATATGGTAATTTATTTAACAACAAATTTAATTAATGGTAAAAAATATATTGGTAAAGATAGAAATAATATCTCTTCTTATTTAGGAGGTGGGGTTGATATCAAAAAGGCAATTAAAAAATATGGAAGATCTAATTTTAAAAAAGAAATTCTTGAAATTTGTTCCAACATTGAAGAACTAAAGGTAAAAGAAATAGAATATCTAGAGAAATATAATGTTCTTGATAACCCTATATTTTATAATAAAACAAATAAAAGCTATGGTTCAATTTATGGAAGAAAAGGTTTACCTCATACTAAAAAAACAAAGGAAAAAATTAGTGAAGCAAATAAAAATAATAAATATAGATTAGGGACTAATCAAAGTAATGAAGCTAAGTTTAAAATAAGTAAAGCAAATAGTAAACCAAAACCTAAAGGATTTGGTAAAAAAATATCAGATATAAAAAAAGGGAAAACTAGTTTTTTTAAAGGAAAAAAAAGACCAGAAAATTATAAAGCAGTATTATGTCTTGATGATAAAGGAAATATTATTAAAGAATACCCATCTCGAATATCAGCAGAACAAGATTTAGGATTAAGTCAAGGTTCAGTAAGTATAGGAATAAAAAAAGGATATAAAAATGGTGGGTATTTTTGGAAATCTAAATATTAATGAGTATATTAAATAATAAATAATAAACAATTAAATAATAAATAATTATGCAACAGCAACAACAAGGACCACCTATTGATTTAAAAAACACTACACCTATTGAAAATTTTGAAGGTGGAGCTTTATTCTCCCAAGGAGTAATACTAAGATCAGTTTCTAAGTTTGTAATGGGTACAGGTGAAGATGCTCTTCTACCAATCCCAGTTTTTTATGACTTAACAAGTAAAAAAATACTAGCATCATCAATTCCAAAGGAACTAAGAGAAGAATATAAAGATCATATCCTTTAAAAAGTATTTTCATAGATAGATATCTATCTATAATCCTACCATATGTATAACCAAAACGTATGGTAGGAATTTATAAAATAACAAACCCCAATGGTAAAGTTTATATTGGTCAATCAATTCACATTGATAAAAGATTTTACCAATATAGGAAAAAAAGGAAAGAATGTATTGGGGTTAAAATTTTAAACTCTTTAATTAAATATGGAATTGAAAACCATAGTTTTCATATTTTAGAAGAATGTGAAATTGATGTTTTAAACCAAAAGGAAATATATTGGATAAATTATTATGATAGTATAGAAAAAGGTTTAAATCTAGAATTAGGGGGAAGTGGCGGTCCAAGAAGCAAAGAAACTAAAGAAAAGATTAGAAAAAGTAGTATTGGAAAAAATTCTAAAAAAATTAAACAATATAATTTAAATAATCAGTATATTAGAACTTGGAATTCCATTGTAGAAGCTGAAAGAGTTTATGGGAAAGGAATTAAGGGTGTCTTATCAAAGAAAAAATATACCGCAGGTGGGTGTATTTGGAGATATGAAAATGAAGATTTACCTTCCAATTATAAAATTCCTGAACATAAGAATAAAAAAACAATTATACAATGTGATTTAAAAGGGAATTTTATAAAAGAATGGAGTAGTACAATGGAAGTACAAAAAACCCTAGGATATAATAATAGTAATATATCAATGAATGCAATAGGTAAATCAAAAACAGCATATGGCTATAAATGGAAATATAAAAACAACATTTGATTGGGTTAAACATATAAACCAATATAAGACACCTGTAGAATCATTTACAGATGCAGATTGGGATAAATTCAATTCATATGTTATACACAGAGTCATCAGCATGAACTCTGACTATATAGAAATTGTAAATTATGTACAGGATTTCCCTCCACAAGAAAAAAGAATGATTTATTCTATTTATAAAGAATTCATTCCTAAAAATAATAAATGGAGTAAATATGTTAAATCTAAAGTAAAACAACCTAATAAGGATTTAATAGACCATATTAAAGATTACTTCCAATGTTCAAGCAAAGAAGCAAAAGAATATATAGATATATTGGCTTCCACAGAAATTAGTCGTATATTATCCACCAGAGGATTAAATAAAAAAGAAATAAAACCATTATTAAAATGACAAAAGAACTTTATTCTATGTTAAAAACATCTGCTGAAGCAGATAAAGCAAAAGCATTATTATCCCTTGAATTATTAGGTAATAAAGCAGTTGGTATTGGAGACCATTCTACAGAAGACTTTTATAAAAATGCTGAAGAAGCACTTGTAATGTTAGTTGATGCAGATGATAGATTATCAACATTAGTAAAATATTTTAACCAACCTCAAAAACAAATCAATGGGTAATTCAATCAAAAAATACTTTACAGATATGAGTGATAGAGAAATTATGGATGCCAAATACCCAAGCAAAAAAATCAAAGAATTTATGGATGATGAAACAAATCAAATTATAACTATTTTTGAAGAAGAATACCCAGAATTATCTAATGAGTTTCAAATTATACAAGAAGAACAATACGAGTTATTTGCTAGAAAAATGATGGATTATGGTTTAAATAACGTAACTTTAGGCGGAGATATCGTTAATAATAGCGATGATAAAAAATTCTCACTAACTGGGTTAACTATTAGATTAACCGATAAAATAAACCGATTGAGAAATTTAGTGGTGAGCGGTAAACAATACGTTAAAGACGAAGGTATGGAAGATACATTCATTGATATCGCTAATTATGGAGTAATAGGAATGCTGGTTGGAAGAAATAAGTGGAAAAAATAGTTTGGCAAAAAAAATCCCAAAAATAGTAAAAGAAATAAGAAATAATCCACCTTCCCCGGTGAATTATGCATATCAAAAAAATATATCATATTCTCAGATGTCTATTTTTAGAGGGTGCCCTCATAGATGGAAACTTCAGTATAAAGATAAAATTAAACGATTTACGTCTTCTATTCATACTGTATTTGGAACGGCCATCCATGAAGCTATGCAGCATTATTTAGATGTAGCATATGAAAAATCATTTGCTGCTGCTGATAGGGAAATAGATATACAGGAATATTTTCAAGAAGCTTATATAGGTGAATACCAAAAACAATACAAATCAAACAACTCAGAACATTTCTCAGATGCGGTTGAAATGAGAGAATTTTTCGAGGATGGAGTTGCTATCTTAGAATGGTTTAAGAAAAAACGTAGTAGATATTTTAGTAAAAAAGGTACTTATTTAGTTGGTTGTGAAATACCCATTGTAATAGCACCAAATAAAATGTTAAATAACGTGTTATACATGGGGTATCTTGATGTTGTCACATACCATGAAGCAACAGAGACATTTAAGATAATCGACATCAAAACCAGTACTAGTGGATGGAATGACTATGCTAAGAAAGATGAAAACAAACAATTCCAACTACTCCTTTACAAACAGTACTTCTCAGAACAATATGGGATACCCTTAGATAAAATTGAAATTGAGTTTTTTATTCTTAAAAGAAAGGTATTAGATTATGATGATGAAAAACTTATGTCCCCATATCAAGCTTACAGGGTACAACAGTTTGTTCCTCCTAGTGGGAAAATTAAATTAGGTAGAGCTAAAATGGCTATTAATGATTTTATTAATGAATGTTTTAATTCAAATGGAAAAATAAAAGAAGCAGATTACCCAAAATCACCTTCTAAATGGAATTGTCGTTTTTGTCCTTATGGAGAAGATAAAGAATTATGTGGAGCCGCGGAACATTTTTCGTAAGTTCATACATATGTATATATAATAAATAACGTTTTAATAAATAAAGATTATGAGTAATTCAAAAAAGATGACACTAACTAGTGTTAAAGTTCAAGGTGACTTATTCGAACAATTTAAGATTGAGTGTGTAAAACGTAAATTTTCATTCCAAAAATTAGCAGATCGTGCTTTATTTTTGTATCTTACAGATGAAGATTTTCGAAAACAAATAACCAATCAAGTAAATATCGAATTATAAATTTATGAATAAAGATTTTAATCATATCCCTAAGGATAAAAGAAAAAAAATATTATTAATTTGTGATGATATCAGAGTACACTCAGGAGTGGCAACAATTGCTAAAGAAATAGTATGTGGCACGGCTCATCATTTTAATTGGGTCCAAATAGCTGGTGCTATAAAACACCCAGATAAAGGTAAAAAATTAGATCTATCTTCCAGTACTAATATTGAAGCGGGTATAGAAAATTCTTCTGTGTTTTTATATCCAACTGATGGTTATGGTAATACAAAAATATTAAGAGAAATACTTAACATAGAAAAACCAGATGCTATTATGTTATTCACAGATCCTAGATATTTTACTTATATATTTAATATGGAGCAAGAGATTAGAAAAAATATTCCAATTGCCTACTTAAATATCTGGGACGATTATCCTGCTCCAATGTATAATAAACCATATTACGAGGCTTGTGATTTATTAATGGGAATTTCAAAACAAACTGTGAATATTAATAAAATAGTATTAAAGGATTGTAAAAAGGATAAAATATTTAAATATCTCCCTCATGGTAAAGACCCAAATAAATATTTTCCTTTAACTAAAGAAACAAAGGAATTTAAAGATTTTAAAAAATATCTATTCAATGGTGATAAACCTGAATTTGTAGTATTATTTAATTCAAGAAATATTAGAAGAAAACAAATTCCTGATACTATAATGGCTTTTAGAGCATTTTTAGATTCATTATCTGAAGAAAAAGCTAAAAAGTGTAGACTTGTGTTAAAAACAGAAATGGTTACTGATGCAGGTACTGATTTAGATAAAGTTAGAGAATATATTTTAGGAGAAAAATACCCAGATGCTTGCATTATATTAGAAAATAAATTTACAGAAGCTCAATTAAATTATTTATATAATATAGCTGATGTTCAAATTTTATTAACTTCAAATGAAGGTTGGGGTTTAACTATTACAGAAGCAATGTTGGCTGGAACACCTTATATAGCAAATGTTACTGGAGGAATGCAAGATCAAATGAGGTTTGTAGATAATGAGGGTAAATGGTTTGAACCTAGTTCTAATATACCATCTAACCATAAAGGAACTTACAAAGAACATGGTGAATGGGTATTCCCAGTTTACCCTTCAAGTAGATCAATTCAAGGTTCCCCTAAAACACCTTATATTTTCGATGATAGATGTAAATGGGAAGATGCTTGTGATAGGATTAAAGAAGTATATGAGTTAACAAGTGAAGAACTTAAAGCTAGAGGTTTAAAAGGTAGAGAATGGGCTTTAAGTGATGAAGCAGGTTTCACTTCTAATCACCAATCAAATAGAATAATAGAATCATTTAATGAATTATTTAGTACCTTTAAACCCAGAGAAAAATATGAATTAATTAATGCTACTGAATATAAAGGAAATTTTTTAACCCATAAAATAATATATTAATGAATAAACCAAGATTTGTAATATCATCTCCTTTTGATACTTACAGTGGATACGGGGCACGCTCACGTGACATTATTAAATCCATTATAAAAAGCGATAAATATCAAGTTGAATTATTATCACAGAGGTGGGGAGATACTTCATGGGGTTTTTGTAAAGATAATCCTGAATGGGTTTTTTTACTTAGTTACTTAGCAAAAAGAGAATGGCAACAAACCCCTGTTGATTATTGGATACAAATTTCTATACCAAATGAATTCCAACCTGTAGGTAAATTTAACATTGGTATAACAGCAGGAATAGAATCAGACCAAACAAAACCAGAATGGATTGAAGGGTTAAATAGAATGAATATGAATTGGGTGTCTTCTAATCACGCAAAATCCGTATTTGAGAACTTTACATTTAAGAAAATTGATAAAAGAACAAACCAAAATCTGGGAATATTAAAATCAGAAAAACCAATAGAAGTGGTATTTGAAGGTGCTAATTTAGATACTTATAAAACACTTGATAAATCTACCCCTAAAAATATTGATTTATCTGATGTTAAAGAATCATTTTGTTACTTATTTGTAGGACACTGGATGCAAGGAAGCTTTGGACATGATAGAAAGAATGTAGGTGTTTTAGTAAAAGAATTTTATGAAACTTTTAAAGATATTAAAGGAAACAAACCTGCCCTTATTTTAAAATCATCTACTGGAACTTCTTCTTACATAAGTAGGGAAGAAATTTTAAATAGGATTTCTAAAATTAAGCGCAACATAAAGTCTAAAAATCTCCCTAATATTTATTTACTCCATGGTGATTTTACTGATAAGGAAATGAATGAATTATACAATAATTCTAAAGTAAAAGCTATGGTTTCAACTACTAAAGGTGAAGGTTTTGGTAGACCATTATTAGAGTTTTCAACAACAGGAAAACCAATTATAGCTTCTGGTTGGTCAGGTCATATAGATTTTTTAAATTCTAGCTTTACTACTTTACTTAAAGGTCGTTTAGAAAAGGTCCATCCTTCTGTTGCTAATGATTGGTTAATAGCTGAGTCAAAATGGTTTCAAGTAGATGTTCCACATTTAAAAAGTTCTTTAAAAGCAATATATAAAAAATATAAAACACATTTACTAAAAAGTAAACAACAAAAACAATATGTTAAAACTAATTTTAGCTGGGAAAAAATGCATTCCCTAATACATGATATATTAGATGATGAAAAAAAAGTACCTAAAATAGCAAAACAAGTAGAATTAAATTTACCCAAATTAAATTTACCTAAACTTAAAAAAGTATAAACAATATGAATTTTGATAAAATAATAGATTGTCCTAGATCCGGTGGTGATTTATGTTATAAGACAGAAATAAATAAAGACATTACTAATTACTACAGCTTATCCTGTGGGTTCTGGACCAATTCTTTAATGACAGAAGGTTCTGAGTTTTATGAAGAACAAGTAAGTATTTTACCTGAGATTTATAAAGACTTAGCATGGACTGATCCTGAAACTAAATTAATATGGCTTCCTAATACAGTTAATGTTAAAGAAAAAGGAATGATATTTGCATCAGGTGCTAATGTGGAAGATTGGAAATGGGGCGCAGTAAAAACAATTGAAATTCCAAAAGAAGACCAAGAAAAGTATAAAGGTGAAAAATATAGAGCAGATATGACTACTATAAAATACTTTGAAGAACGTGATTTTATGGATGCTCTTTCTTATATTGGACTATTACCAGAATAAATATGAAGATATCTTATGCTATAACTTGTTGTAATGAGTTTCTTGAAATACAAAAACTTATTCCCTTTCTTTTAGAAAATAAAAGAGTCAATGATGAAATAGTTGTTCTTTTTGATCAAAAAAATGGAGACTTAGATGTTTTAAATTATTTATTAAAATTTAATAAACTACCTAATGTACAAACATGGAGGGGGTTTGATTTTGAAGGTCATTTTGCTAATTGGAAAAATCAATTAACCAAATATTGTGGTGGAGATTATATATTCCAAATTGATGCTGATGAATTACCAAACCAATTTCTAATTAATAACTTACCAGAAATATTAGAAAATAACCCAGATAATGAAGTATATTTAGTCCCTAGAGTAAATACCGTAGATGGATTAACTCAAGAACATATTAATAAATGGGGATGGAAAATTAATGAAAAAGATTGGGTAAATTGGCCTGATTATCAATGGAGAATTTGGAAAAATAATGATACCATTAAATGGAAAAATAAAGTTCATGAGGTATTAATGGGTTATAGTACCTTCGCACCGTTACCATCAGAAGAAGAATTTTCATTATATCACCCTAAAGATATTAAACGACAAGAAAAACAAAATAATTATTACAATACCTTATAATGGCAAACGGAATTTACAAAGTAACCGAAGATTTTGAAAAAGCACTATCAGAATACACTGGTGCTAAATATGTAGTAACTGTAGATAACATGAGTAATGCTTTATTTTTATCTTTATATTATGAAAATCATATTAAGAAAAATATTGTTGAGGATTTTGTAACTTGCCCAAAAAGGACATACCCCTCAGTACCATGTGAAATCATCCACTCGGGGTTAAAAGTAGAATTTACAGAAAATTATGGGTGTTTGGATATGGAAAAAGGCACATTAAAAGGAGCTTATGAATTAGGCAATAGCAATGTGTATGATTCCGCCTTAAGATTTACAGCTGATATGTATTTAAAAGGTACTCATATGTGTATATCATTTACGGGTCCTTACAAACATTTCAAATTAAGTAAGGGTGGGGCTATATTAACAGATAACTATAAGGCTTATCTTTGGTTTAAACGTGCTCGCTATTCAGGTCGTAGAGAATGTTCTTATCATGATGATAATCTAGATATGTTAGGTTGGAACTTTTACATGATGCCTGAATTATCAGCTAGAGGATTACTCTTAATGAATCAGTTTTATAATATGGATGGTAGTAAAAAAGTAAATGAAGATTTAACACTCCCATATCCCGATTTAAGTAAATTCAAAATATACAATAAATGAGTGGGGGGAAATTAGAAAAAGCAATAATTGGTGCTGGTGGGTTCGCTCGTGAAGTAAGGGCTTCCTTGAACCTCCCTAATATTAAATTTTTTGTTGATGAAGAATATGAAAAAATAGAAGAAAATATTTATGGTTTATCTAAGTTTGATCCTAGTAAATATGAGGTAATAATAGCTATTGGGGATCCTATAGATAGAGCCAATATGGTAAATAAGTTACCAAAAAATACTCACTATTTCACCTTCATAGATTCATCAGTTCAAATTTTAGATAAAAATATTGAAATTGGTGAAGGGAGTATTATTTGCGCTGGGTCTATAATTACTACTAATATAAGATTAGGTAAACACACCCATCTAAACCTCCTAACCACTATAGGACATGATGTAACTTCAGGTGACTATCTTACTACAGCTCCAGGAGCAAAAATCTCCGGAAATGTAAATATTAAGGATTGTGTTTATATTGGAACTAATGCTTCCATAAAGGAAAAGCTAAAAATTCATAATAATGTTATAATTGGTTCAAATGCCGCCGTTGTAAAAGATATAAATACAAGTGGTGTTTATGTAGGAGTTCCTACAAAAAAAATTAAATAATGAAAATACACATATTTTATAGACAATATAATATTGAAAAAACAGATAACAAAGGTAGACCAGATTGGTTTGATTATGAAAAATGTTTTAAAAATTTACTAAAATCCCTTAGAGATCAGAAGGGTAATCCTTTTAATGGTATTAAATTAAATGTAATGTTTGATGGTGATGTAAGTAAAAATTTTATCTCTAAATATAAAGACCAATGTAATATCCATGAATTTAAAGGTGGAAGTGATACATCATCATTTTTTGAAACTATAAAATATGTCAAAAACCAAAATATAAATAAAAATGATTTAATCTATTTTTTAGAAAATGATTATTTACATACTAACGACTGGGTAAACAAAGTTAAAGAGCTATTTAATACTTACTCTAATTTAAATTATGTTTCATTATATGACCACAATGATAAGTATTTTTTACCTTTATATAATAATTTAGTTTCTAAGATATTTACCTCTCCTACCCATCATTGGAGATCCACCCCTAGTACTTGTGGTAGTTTTATAATGCGTAAAGATATTTTTGATGAAGATTATGATATCTTGTCTACTATGGAAGGAGACCATAATAAATTTTTATGGTTAAATAAAAACAGAAACAGATTTGTAATAACCCCAATTCCTGGTTTATCAACCCACTGTATGAATGGGTTGTTATCTCCTACTATTAATTGGGAAAAATTAAATAAATAAATTATGATTAGTGTAATAATACCAACGTATCAAAGTCCTGAATATTTAGATTTATGTTTAGAATCTATTTTTAAAACCCAAACATATGATAACCAAATTATTGTAGTTGTAGATGGTTTTTTAAATTTAAATAAACCAGTATTAGATAAATATCCTAAGATTCAAATATTAGATTTAGGAACAAACCAGGGATTATCTGTAGGTACAAATTGGGGTGTTTATAATGCACAATTTGAAGATATTTTAATTGTAAATGACGATAATATATTTTGTAATAATTGGGATGTTAATTTAATTGAAAAGGCACAAGATGGGTTTGTATGGGCGGTTAATCAAATAGAACCCAACCTATCAATGTTCCCACAATTTGATATAAAAGATTTAGGTAAAAACCCTGATGAATTTAATTTAGATATATTTTTGGATTATGCTGATTCTAAAAATGTAGATAAAATAGGAATGGATGGTAGTACTTTGCCTATTTTTATGAAACGTGGTAATTATTTAACTGTAGGAGGTTGGGATATAATGTATCCATCACCTCATGTTGTAGATTGGGATTTTTTCTTGAAATGTAGTAAACATTTCCAAATGTGGAGAACTTATAACACTCATTTTTACCATTTTGCAGGAGCATCAACCAGAAAAACACCAGAACAATCCAAAAAATCAACTAAAAAGGAAATAGAAGCACATGAATTTGCAAGATTAAAATGGGGTTCGTATATTAAACATAACGAAAAAAATAATTTAAAATATATATAATACTACAAAAAAAATAATTAAAACAAACCAATAAATTGTTTGGTTACCTAACATTTCTTCCATATATTTATATATTGCGATAAAATTTTAATAAAACAATAATTAATTAGTAATGACAACAAATCAACAATCAAACAACGGACAAACTCAGGTTAATAGTGCTAGGGAAACGTTCAATTCAAAAGTATCCCGACTAAGTATGTTAGGGAAATCTAAAAAAGTTGCTTGGGATAACTTAAGAAGAAACAGGTCAATTTAATCCTAAAAATTAAAAATATGAAAATGATTTCTTGTATTAAATGCAAAGAAAATATGCCTGAATTAAGATTAACTAAATATGGGTATAAAGTATGTGTTAACTGTTCAACAGTAAGCACTAAACGTGGAGTAGCCATAACTAAAGGCACAGGAGATCATACTTGGACCGAAACTGTAATAATGGAGGAAGACCAATATGAATCCCTTGTAAATACAACTGCCAAAGAAAGAAATAGCCACAATAATATATAAATTTAATTAATGCCAAAGGCAAAACCACTATCTAAAGAACAAATCTTAGCCGCTATGGCTAAGACTAAGTCTAATATGAGTGCAGCTCGTTATCTTCACGTATCATACCAACATTATAAAAGATATGCTAAAAACTATGATGCTACAGAACCAGGATATGATAGTTTATTTTACCAACACAAAAACCAGAGCGGTAAAGGAATACCTAAATTTTTAAGAGGTCCTAAAAAAATGCCTCATATGTTGGAGATAATTGAAGGTAGAATAGCGGCCTCATCATTTGACCCTAATAAACTTAAATATGCCTTAATAGAACAAGGATATCTAGCAGAAGAATGTGCTGTATGTGCCTTTAAGGAAAGAAGAGTATTAGATTACAAAATGCCATTATTACTACATTTTCAAGATGGTAACAGTAATAATTATGGTTTAGATAACGTTCAATTATTATGTTATAATCATTATTTCTTACAAGTTGGAGATGTATTTAATAGTAAAGATGTAAAACAGATAGAAACGAAACAAGAGCATTTTGGTACTACTGAAAAAATAGAATGGGAAGTAAATGATTACCATTTACAACGTTTAAAAGAATTAGGTTTAGATGGAGATGATGAAGATGATCCTAACCAGTATGTAAGTAGAATATGAGAAAGGCAAAAAATCCAAAGTCATTAAACAAAAAACATCAAAAACTAGTTAATAACTACGATAAACAAAAAGCAAAACATCTTGAAAAATTAGGCACAAAATCTTTGGCTACTGATGAAAAGTTTCGTAAATTAAAGGATAAGAAAATCAATGGTGATTTCTTAAAAAACTTTTAATTATGGAATTTGAACATAACTGGGAATTTGATAGTGAAGATGAAATTCAAGATATCTTTACTTATGGTAGAAAAGAATTAAGTGATTTAATTGTAGACACAACCTTAGATAATTTACACACTGAAATTAATGATATACCCGTAGTATCTATCTACACCAAAGATACAGATATGTTTTATGATGTTATGATTGAACGTCCTGATATGGTGGAGACATTAGAACAAAACCTTGTATCAATGGAAGAATATGAAGATTATGAGCGTTGTTCTAAAATTGTAAAAGCTATAAATTATCTTAAATCTAAATAATATGAAATCTATTTTTAGAATTGGAATATTAACATCATCAATTTTTTTATTAGCATTCAAAACATATACAGCTAGAACAACAAAATCTATAGTCGAAATACCATCCAAGAAAATAACTCATATAGAGGTTCCTACCACAACTCCTACAATAATAATAAACCCAAAATCACATTCAGAATTTTTAAAGGCAATAGGTTTTAAAGAATCTGGTAATAGATATAATGTTGTAAATCGTTTTGGGTATATGGGTAAATATCAATTTGGTAAACGAACGCTTAGAGGTTTAGGATTTAAAATGAGTAAGAAAGAATTTCTGAATTCACCTGAAATTCAAGAAGAAGCAATGTATAAGTTACTTCAACAAAATAAAAGATACTTACGTAAATACATAAACAAATATAATGGTAAAGTAGTACATGGAGTGCTAGTTACAGAATCAGGATTATTAGCAGCAGCTCATTTAGGTGGAGCAGGAAGTGTAAAAAAATGGTTTAGAACAGGAAAAATCAGAAAAGATGGTAATGGAGTAAAAATAACTACTTACATGGAACGTTTTTCTGGTTATGATTTGTATTTATAATCAAATATATAAAATATGTTAAAGATTATAGGAGACAAAGGAGATAATGTAGGTTTAGGTGCCCTATCTTTATTTAATTCATTAACCGATGAAGATTTTTTGGCTATTCACAAAGCGGGACAATTAAAGAACTTATGTCTAGCTATAAGTTTAGATATACAATCTTTCAATAATAAAAAGGTTAAAACTTATGATGTTTAACTAGGATTTTCCAATAATCCTTCGTATATTCACGTATAAAATAAAGGTTATGCTATACGAATTTTCAAATCACAATAAACACGGTAATGTAAGAACAAGGATAATACCTTGGCCTAAAGGTAAAGCCTTCGGTATTAACCCACGTGGTTTAGGTGGGTTTATTGCTGTAAAAGTATTTAAGTATGAATATCATCATGAACTCAACCCACCAAGTTTATCTACTATAGGTGGTAAAAAATATATCCTTCCTACTTGGCAGGAGGTATTACCTGAAACACAATTGAGTGATATAAAATGGATTAAACCAAAACCAAAGGTTAAACAAGAACCAATTGTTGAAATTCATACTAGTAGTAG